TAAATATCACTCCTTTGTAAGTCACCAACAAGATTTCTGACCTCTATCGTGTCGCAATATCGCGTCAGAAGGAACTGGTACGTATGTCCGTTATTGCGACACGTTCCTGTATCTCCCATCTAAACCTCCAACCGACTCTGTGCCTCGTTGTAGTAGCCCCGAATAATCCTAATTGAGCTGATAGTGGACAAATCATCGTTAAAATTGTTGTGTACAAATCCGTCCGGCAAGGTGGATTCGATCGTATTCACCCGCACTTTCAAGTTCGAGACATCCGCTTTGAGCACAGCGAGCTCTGCGTCAGCATCAGCAATCCCACATTCCCAACGGTTTATATCGTGTTCGGTAACTGGATCATCGTGTTTCCAATCGGTCTTGGCGTTGTACGACACTTACATCCCTCCTCGTGCTTCAATAACAAAGGTAAGGTTTACAAACTGCGCCTCATTCATTTCAAAGGCTCCTGTCTTTTCGGCAACCACGGCTCCAGTTTTTGTCCGCAATTTCACATCCGTGATGACTGGCACGCTGGTTACATGCTGGGCAGATACCTGTAATGCAATTCCGTCTTGTGTGCCCGTAGTCGGATGCGAAGCAATCTCCACGGCCTGTACAGGCACTGAAACTGAGCCGTTTATCAAAATGTCGCCGCCCGACACCCTAGCCAGCAAGTCATTCCGAACAGTTTGAAGATAGCTTGGCAGGATCATTTCACGACCTCCTCGTAGCGCTTTATTGGTGTCATCCCTACACGAAATTCACTGACCTTGTGGTACTCCTTAATCCCAACCACTAAGACATCTCGCAGCTCGATCTTCTCCGACACAACAGGTTCAAAGGCAACACCATTACAATGTACTGGTCTGATCCTCTCCACTGCTTGAACAGCGTTCTTTGTATCAAATCGATCCTCCATCGGATAAACGTAGCGAATGACTTTCTTCTCGAAATCTTCGACCATCTGGACTTGTTGAAATGCGGATGAACTCAAACCAATTGCACGCAGCACGCTTGGAGTAAATCCAAGATACGACCAGTGCTTTTGCATGATATTCTTTCTCCGTTCCTCAACACTCAGCAATTGCTTTCTCCCGAAATAAATCCAATCCCAGACATCCAGCCCCCAGGTAGCTGACCATGGGCTAAACTGCTGTAGGATGTCTTCGCGTTGCGTATCAAAAGAGTCGATTGCTGCTGCGGAACCTTCGAAATGGTACTCTGCCATGTCATTCTCGTACCACTGCGGTGGTAACATGCGTCTATAACGCTCAGGTATCATGTGGTCACCACCATGGTTAGTGTCGATACAGAGTCAGCAGGCACCGACAAATTCAATTCCGCACCGTTTAAGGTGTAGCCTGTAAAATCCGTCACGCCATCCACGAAAAAGAGCGCACCGATCTGCTGGTATACGATCTGCGAACGCCCTTTTAAATAGGTTTGGATTTGCTTGATGATCTGTTCTTGAATCTTTGCCAAATCTCCATCTGGACGCGTAATTACTTTCACATTTACGGCTACCGGAAACACTTTTGCAGGATGGATTTGGAGATCGTGCAGCGCGCGTCGCTTGTCTTCCAGCTTCGTCCGTACTTGTTGTGCCAGCGCAGGTGTAGCTGGCTGACCAGCCAAGTCCGTAATGTACACATCAATAGACAAATCGTGTCGTGCTTTCTCGACGGCGACTGCTCCCCCTACACCCTCAACATTTCGGGTCCAGCGTTCATAGTCTTGCCTGCGTCCGTCCCCTTCTTCTGTTCGAGCCCTGTCGATCAGCCTTTGTCTGTAGACATCGTCCTCTTCTGCCACATTCCTTTGCAGTCCAAAGAATACGCCGATTGCATCCAAAAACTCTCCGTCCGCCCAAGGAAGGAATCTCTGTAGAAATCCATATTCCAAAAGCTGCTGCTGATCGCTGATTTCCTCCGCAATCGGGTAGCCCAGATCATAGTAGATTTCCCCTTCCTCCGTAGCAGGCGGCGTATTCCCGCGCTGCTCAGCCAATTTTTCCATCCGGTTCGCCATCCGTTGATAAATCTGGTCCGGCGTCTCCCGAAGTATCGGCATCTCCGGCTTCTCTAACGTTGCCATGCATCCACCTCCATTCTCGTCGAACCACGCATCCCGGTAATCTCCACATGCAAAATAACCCGATTTCCCTCAAAGCAGATATCGAGCACCTCCGCATGCTCAATCTCACTGTGCGCCTCCAACGCTTCTTGCACCTGTGCCTTAATCACAGACAAGGACAGCGCAGACTGCATTCGCCCTTTGCCAGACAAAAAATCCACACCATACCGCTCCGAATAGATCGCATAGCGAAACCGCCGTGTATGGAGGATCTTTTTCACCGTCTCCTCCAAGTACTCCACGTATGTCTTGGTGCGCAAATATCTGCCGTCTGGTCCCTGCCTCAACTGCTTCGTTTCCCAATCGAACCGATATGTCCACGGAATCGGCAGTTCGGTTCCTTGCGCCAATATCTCTTCTCTCCCTTGCAACTGCGGAAACATCATTCCACCACCCCAAGCAGGAGGTATTGCTCGTTGGTGCATCGCAACAGGGCTACTTTTTTGCCCACATCTTCTGGCTTTAATTGGGCAGAACGCAATGCCGACAGCTCATACGGCTCCAAGGGTGTCGGGTCCTCGTCGAGCTTTACAGACAAGGGCGAGAACGACAAAAGTTTGCCGAATTCCCCTTGCGTATTCTCGATGCCGTCCTGTGCGTGCCCTCGCAGTTTTGCGATAACCGAATGCATCTCTTACGTCCTCCTTTCCAATTGGAGATCCATTGTGTATTGACCGCCCTGCCAACGCGCTTGGCAGCTAGTGACGATCCAATCTGTAATAGTTTTATTGTCTTTTTCCATAATCTTGATGAGCCAGCCCGCACGCAGCCTTGCTGCATTTTCATCCTCGTGCCTAACCGAAATGGACCTTGTCTTGGGGATTTTGGACAACTCCGCGAGTTGCTTGGCTGCCAATCCGGCCACGTTTTTGTCCTCTCCTGCATCGATGACTTTTTGCATGCGTCCTATTTGTTTGACCAGGCTATCATTTGATTTCGTTGCACTGCTCACGACCCGATCATCCCGGTAACGCTCCACTGTCACAACGGTGTATACATCCTCGATACTCTCTCCCGTCGAGCTGCTTGTGAGCAAGCTCGCCTTGAACATCGGGATGATGCTGTTTTTCCCCTCGGGGAGTACCGTCAGTTTGTCTCGCTGGTATTGCACGAAATAGCGGATGCCTGTCTTTTCGTACGCTTGCTCGGTTAGCGAAGTAAAGAGAGACGTGTATGATTGGGACGAGATTCTCTCCTTCACCGTAAAGCCGAACGCCGGGCAGCTAAAATGGATACCTGCCGACTTGATGATTCGTGCAAGCTCTGTCCCTGCATCTCCATCCAGCTTGAGTCTGGAGATTTCGTTTTTTTGCAAATACCAGCCAAGTTCGTATGCTGTGGCCGATAGATCGCCTGTTCGATCGTCTCGGTCAAAACGAACGAGTGGACCATGGAAAAGCTGCTGGGATTCCTTGAGCTCTGCACCCGTAAAGAGCATCAAAAAACCCGCCGATTGCAACGGCGGGCCTTCCTTGATTCTCACATCACAATTTTGGGCGATTTGTCCTCTGGCCGAGGACCAGGAAAGCTCGGTAACGGCTGGGGTCAGGTCATAGCGGGTCTGTTCTTTTCCGTAAATGACTTTCATTTCGTCTGCCCTCCGTTACATTCTATTTTCTCTTTCTAGCTTTTCGTGAATCTCTCTTTTCCTGTCTTCCAACCTTTTACTGTCTATCCGTGGGGCCGCTTGCTGCTTCTGCGTCTTCTTTGCTACCTTCCCGCTCGTATTCGGACGAGCTGGCTGCTGTCGCGTGATGACCGCACCCGGGGATAGAAGCTGCGTCTGATTGCTCCACGTAATGAATTCATCTTTGACAAACAACGGTAGCTCAATCGAGCCGTGAAAATCGACGTTTTTTCCAAGAAATTTGCCGTCGCAAGGCCCAATGAGCACATTCCAAGCCAAATCAAGCTCATCTATAGTCAAAAGTGCTTCAGAGCCCGTTAAGCGATCCAATCCAGCAAGCCACTGTCTAGGCCCTTGGTAGCCTTGCACCTCGACATAGGGAGCCGTACTGTCTCCAGGTAAGATGAAGTCAAAAGAGATGGACTTTGGACGTCTGGAAGAGATGCGATTGCCGGACAATAACGTAATCGATGTCGAGCTTTCGATGTCGTTGCCATAGCCGCGAAACTGGATTTCCGCAGGAGTTACCGGAAACGTCAGCCTGTATTTGCCTTGTAGACGGATCATGTCGTTACCCCTCCCCTCGTCTCTATTGCATCCAGCAGGGAGCGCTCGATGATGTCCTTGATCCTCTGCGCGACAGATGGATCGCTGAGCATTTTTAACATGGTCGGGATATCTTGCAGTACGCCTTGTACGTGCAGTGGAATCGAAACTTGCGGAATAGCAATGGAGACAGGCTGCGGATTCCCAGTTGAGTTACCAACAGGCGAGTGATTCGGAGCAGGAGGACCTGCTTGAATTGCTGGTTTCATAGCTGCAGATGGCGCAGGAGTCTTGTTCTGCCACCACGACTTGATCCCATCGTATAGGGCTCCACCCGCCGCTGATCCACCCATGCCACCAATAAGACCACCAACTATCCCCCCGATTGCTGTACCAATCCCAGGTAACACCGAACCAATAACTGCTCCAGTAGCCGCTCCCGCTGCTGCCCCTCCCCAGCCACCAAGTGCTTCTGCCCCTACTTGTGCTGCAGTATCCAGCTTGTTCGCTGAGCCTGCAATAGCTGTGACGCCTAAGAAAGTTCCCAGAAGAGGAACCCTTCTGAGTCCTCCTTTCAGCAATTGTTTCCAGCCACCTTTGCTGGCAGCTTTACCAGCCTCAGCATGATTGCCGCCACTATCTGATCCGGGTTGATTTCCTGCAGAAGAGGGAGTTGGCGCACTATTTTGATTTTTGTTTTTGCCGTCAGTTTTCTCTGCTTCTTTTTGCGAATTACCGCCACCAGCGTCCGGTTGTTTTTTTCCTGCCGTAGAAGTTGTTGGAGCATTGTTTTTTGTTTTCCCGGCTTGTCCTTGGGGACCACCACTATTCGAAGCAGATTTTTCTCCTGTTGGAGGGCGGCGATCCGGAGAACCTTTTTTCTTTGATTTCTTTTTAGAAGAAGGGCTTTGTGTGCCATCGCAACAACAGCAGCAGTCTTTTCCACCAGTCGCTTCTTGAGGAAACTTTTCTTTGGTTGTCCGAAGATCTTTGATTTTTCTCAGTTGAGATATTATATGGTACAGAGCACTGCCAAGGATTAGTAATCCTCCGGTAAAAATCGCAGTACTTTTTATCGACTCGTCCAAAGAGTTAAACGAGCCCATTACTCCTTCAGCTGCTTTCGAAATCCCTGTATTTATCCCAGACATTTGTTCTGCGTACAGAGTCGCGATCTCCATGGCCTCGTTTCTCGCCATCGCTTGTGCCTGCCCGGGTTTGAAATAAACATCGTTCTGTGCAGACAGTTGATGTGCATTCACCGCTGCATTTCCGACTTTATATTCGCTCTCTTTCCCCTGTTCCGGCACAAAATCCCCTGTAGTCATATCTCTTACTTCTCGCAGAACCTTCGCCATGTCATCTCCGGCATCGCCTGTCAAAGTATCGAATGCACGTTGTTGTAAAGTCTTATCCTGGATGCTAGAAAAAGTCATCAGGAGTTTTCCGAGGGCGATATTTATTGTTTCTTTCTCCCCCGTTGCGAGACTTCGATTCAGCGTTGCTATATCTTGGGCGGCCTTAGCCTTTGCATCCTTCTTATTTTGAGCCTTGTAATGCTTCTCAAGGATTGTGGCAAGATCACCACTGTCTGCCATCTTCATTGCATTCTCTTGTAAAGCGCCATACGTTTTAAAATCATTCAAAAGCTTTCCCATTGAGACAAAAGTAGCGGCCATTTTTTCAGGCGTATTCAGTAATTTGCCATTCTGAAGGTTGAAGTGAGCCATGGATTCCACAAATTTTCCGGTCGCGGCTCCCCCTCCCAAGTTGCTTAAATGCTGAACGGCGTTTGACTGCCTAACGGTACTATCAACTCCAGTAGAAAACTCAATGGAGCTCATCATTTTCATGATTTCATCTTCCGTAAACCTCGTCGTGTTTTTCAGCATGCCTGCTTTTTCTGCATACTTTAAACCATTGGTTGCATGCACAAGTTCGGCTTTGGCGATGAGGACGTATGCTTGATCTTTCTTTATATCAGGATTGAGCTCACGTATGGTTATGGAAGTCTCTTCTACCTTCAGGAGTTGCTCATTACCTTTGCCACCAATTTCAAAAAGCGTCTTTTCTCTTTCAGTTGCCTGAGCTTCTTGGGCAACCGAACTCAGCGTTGTTCCAAGAGACTTTTCGATCATGGGAGTTAGTGAGCCCAGGAGTCCTTTTGCGAAACCGTCATATTTACCTACTAAATCAAACGTTTCCATCATTGTTCCTGCCATTCTTTCACCTCCTTGTCCTCCCAGATGTCTACACCCAGCAGAACCCGAAAAAAGCCGGGAGACCTACCCCCCAGCCCTTTCCTCATCCTCTGCCTCAATCATCTGACAAGCAAAAATAAACAGCTTCTGCTTGTACAAATCGACTTCGTACTCGAGTAGATCCGACGGGCGGCCTCTGCCTTTTAAAAAGGCACGGCAAATATGCCAGGCCTCGCCGTCAGATCGGATTAGTTTTTTGCTTCTTCAATAGCTTCTTCTTCCGTCTGGGTTGCATTGACTTCACGGACCGCATTGAGCAGCTTGGTGTATCCCTCTGGATTGTCGCGGAAAATTTTCTCGACGAGCTCATACTTGGTGCCAACCTTGTACGCTTTCTTGAGCTCTTCCTGATTCCAAGGAAAATCGTGCTCAGTGGCCTTCACCAATCGGGCATCGTTGTACAGGAACCAATCCGTTTTCTCGCCTTTGTCAGCCATTCGTTCGCACTCGCGCAGCTCGGACAAATTCAGTTGGCGAACCTTCCATTCGTCACCGTCGATGGTTACGGTGATTTCTTTTCGCGAAGTTTGTTCATTGGCTTTGGCCAAAAATTTCTCGAGTTTGTTTTTGTTCATATGCAAGCACTCTCCTATTCGGTGTAAGTTGGCAATTCATCCAGGTAGTCTGGCTTTTCGATGGACATCCCTTTCAGGTCGTAGGTCGCGTGATCGTTGCCGTCTGCTTTTGCTTCCCACAGCGTAATTTCGTCTGGGTTCAGCACGATATTGGAAATGCGGACGCGTTCGGAGTTGCCTGCTTCCTTGTCCAGCGTCTCGCCGATCAGGAATGGGAGGACTGGGGTCTTGCCTTGCGTCAATTGATCGACGCAGTAGTATTTCAGCGCAGCGTTGGTTGCGGTAATTTTCAATGTCACTTCTACATGCCAGTCGTTGACGGTCTGGATTTTTCCTTTTTGCAGACGATTCGTATCGCCGTACTCTACCTTGAGGACCATTTTTCCTTCCAAGGTACCGAAGATCGGGTCTCCGTTTTCATCGTAAATTTGGCAGTTCTTCAGTTTAATATCGCGTGCAATAGCCAATTACAGCACCTCCCAGTCAATGTCAAAGTATTCGATGGCATCAAGCGGTTTCGCAGACAAGAGGAAGCCACGGCGATCACCGATGCCGTTCTTTTGATCCGTAAACGTCCAGCCTGTATCAATCGCGCCCTGCTGTTCGCGGACGGTCATGTACGCGTTGACGGCAGAGACAAACACTGCGCCGCCCAAATCGTTGTTGCCGAGCTTGCCTTTGTATTTCTTGCCGACTTGGCTAATGTCGTTGACGATCTGATCCAGCGTCATGCTGACGCGGATTTTGCCGTAGTCCTCGCGCTCATGCGTACCCAGAACAGCCAGCGTATTGACGGCGCTCTCGATAATGTACACATCTCCGTCGCGAGTTGCGATCAGCGTACCAGAGCCGAGCGCACTCAAAATATCGGTGTGGCCCCAATCCTTGTGCGCTTTTTTCAACGGAACGACGACGGCTGTCAGCGATTCATGCGCAGGAGTTGCTGCAATCATACCCGCTACCCATGCGGCCCACTCCAGGCTGCCGTATACTTTTCCGTTGTTGTGTTGACCAGCAATGGCACTATTCACGACAAAACGGGCATTTTGTGCCACAGAACGCTCGATGTGCTTCGCCATGTTCTCGTCATCCGCTGCCTTGCCGCCGATCACCAGCGTGCTGAGCTTCTTGTTTTGCGTGCGACGATCGTTCATGAATTGCTTCGCTGCCGCTTGTACAGCCGCATCGTCAAAAGGCAGATACATCGTGTCAAAATCAGCACCGGAAACCGCCATGAACAGCTTAGTCGAGTCAGCTGGTGTCAGCGCTACTGTGCCACTTTTCGCTCCTGTCAGCGCTGTTTCTGGCACGATTGTAACGGCAGTCTCGCCCAGCTTTTTCACACGCACATAGTTTGATTGGCTCGTTTTCGCTACCAGCTCATTCGCATCCGCAAACGAAAACTTCTCGGTTTGCAGCGGGCCTGATACTTGGAGTTCTTTTTTGCCTGGCTCGGACGTTGAGGCCGTAATGACAACCTTCAGCTCGTTACCCACCAAGCCTGGATACAGAGCCTCGACTCTGATCGCATCGGCTTGCTCATACGCTGCTTTTGTGGCCGTGCCATTCGTCATGCGGTACGCGAGAATCGTCGCGCCGCCTTCTGCTGCCAGCTCCACGGTATCGACCTTGCCAAATGTCTGAGCAAGTCGCTCCTCAAAGCTACCCAGCTTCACCAGCTCATCTGGAGCACCCCACTCTGCTTGATACGGCACCAGTACGACACCGCTCTTCGGTACTACACGTTCTTTTGCTTTTGCGATTAATTCGACCGTTACACCCGGACGTTCACGTTGAATGGTCATGCTTACACCCCGCCTTTGTATTTGGTCAGTCGGCTCTTCACTTGTCCTTCTGCCAGTAGTTGATCATCTGCTTCAGAAAAAAGAGCACCTGCTACCTCGAACCGTTCGGCTCCAAGGTAAGCGGCGCTCTTGATCCACTCTTGTTTGGTTTGCACAAGCTCTGGGGCCTGTGCTTGTTGTTCTTTTCGTGCCACTATGATCGGACCCCCTCTACATCAAATTCGTTGATTTTGTCTGTGACTGCTCTCTGCACCGCCACGTTGTAGGTGAACTGAAACGCGATTTCCGTCCGGTCCTTTTTATCCCGCCAAATACGCAAGGTGGAGCTGTCGATCTCGATGGACAATCCAGACCTCTTGCCTTGATAGCTAAATTGATTTTGGCGAAGGAGCTCACGCAGCGGTTCTGCTGAAAGCGGCTGGTAAACACCTGCTACCTTTGGATAGTGGAGGACGATGGCTGCTTCTGAGACCACCTGATAGGAAGTGAGGCTTCTTCCTTCTTCACGGACTCCTTGCGTCAACAGAAACGCGATTGGCGGTTGGAATCTCTGCGCCATCCAATCGTCCACGTTTACAACTGTAGCGAGCTTTGGATACGCTTCATTCACCAGTTCAATGAGAACGGCTAGCTCACGATCCATCCAGCTTCACCTCCCATACTTGCGGTATCTCTTCTGTCTTCGTCACATGACTCTTCCCCCCACTATTTCACTTCATTTGGCAAGGCATTCACGGCAAATGCCCGCCGAGCAGGGAGCGAGTAGCCTATAGCTTTGAACTCGCCATCGTGTGGCGCCAATCGCCGTTTTCCCCGCTCGCCGAACATTTGAGTCGTCGGCGTACATAAAAAGCCACCCGACAGCTTCATCGGATGGCTCGTATCTCTCTTACTTGTTTCGCTTGACTCAAGTATAACCGAACTGGATGAAAAACTGGGAAAATGACCCGATGTGTCAGGAAGTGTCAACCTTTGTCAGATTCAGCATGCTTGTGAAAATGAAAAGAAGCTGTCTTTATCAGACAGCTTCTCGTTTAGTAAGCCAGGTTCTGTTTTTCATTATCCAGTCTGCAGAGCCTGATCGCCATACATCGCCCATGCCATCTTCATCACGGCACTGCGCTTGATTTCATAATACCGCTGTCGGGACACGCCGATTTCTTTAGCAATCAGATTGTTCTTATCGCCATCCAGCAAAGCTTCGACTATCAAGCGTTCCTGCTCCCCCGGAATCGTCTCGACCGCTTGGTTGATCCGCTCGATTTTATCCTGCAGATTTTGTAGCCTCTTCCATTTCCGCTCCCGGCGTGCAACCTCTGCGTGCGTCTTATCTCCATTGCTGCCTTTTCCTTTCGGCATCCCTGCATCCAGTCCGTACTGTGCGACCATTCCTTCCCCTGCTTCACGCAAAAACCGCTGGATGCGCACGATCTCGATTTGCATATAATTGTAGTCGCGAATTTCTTCTTCGGCCTTTTGTAGAAAATCTACGATGGGTGCTTGCTCACTCAGCCGGACGACGCCTTCTTTTCTAGCGGATACTGTCTTTTTCTGCCCCTTTGCCTCTTGATCCCGCATGTACTTGTCCCACTCCGGGCAAGAATCGATTTTTCCTACGTGCTTATCATGAACCTGGCAATGTGATTTCTTTCCCCAGCACGTCGCCGGACACACCTCGCATACTGCTTCCATGAAAACATCTTTGCTGATCAAGGCACTATTCCCCCTCGGTCATATATATGAAGTCCAAATGATTGCTTAACGGTTTTCGTTGACTCTTGCGCCTTTTCTTAATCTTTGAGACAAACCGATCTGTCCGATAATGACTCCGATCAATAAGACAGCTGCCCCGATTAATGCTGCTTCTATCATTTCGTACGTATCTCCTTTGCATAGACATTTTCTTGTATAATGAAAGAGGGCAAAGAGGATACTCACCAGTTGTATTCTTTGCCCCAAGCCTTTAATGGGGATTCCGATCGTCAGTCGGAGTCTTTTTTTTTTGTTCCAGTTGCTCTTTCTTTTTCTCTTTGTTTGCCTTTAATTGCAGGTTGAACAGATTATTAATCCGAATCTGCAAATCTACCTGCTTAAACGTGACGATTAAAGCAAGGAAGCACACGACAACCGCGAGAACCTGAACGTAATCAATCGTCATCAT